TATTAATCAAGCTGTAAGCAATGTTAATAGTAATAGCACTAATATAAACGATGTTGCTGGTCAAATAAGTCCAACTAATAATATATCTTCTGTTGCAGGTAAAGTTACAGAAATAGGCCTGTTAGGTAACTCTGCAACGATTGCAGATATGGGATTACTAGGTAACAGCGCTGTTATAGCAGACATGGCCCTGCTTGCTAATACAGACGTTATAGCAGACATGGCTGCTTTAGCTGACACAGATGTTATAGCTGATATGAACGCTCTTAATCAGAGTGATATCATAGCAGATATGAACGCTCTCAATGTTTCGGGTGTTCTTTCTGATATGGCAACTGTAGCTAGTAGAGAAACTGAAATAAACACTCTTGCTGGAATTGATAGCCAAATACAGGCTGTAGCAGGGGTGGCGTCAGATGTTACTTCATTAGCAAGTGTTCTTGGCGCAAATACTACTTACACTGTTACTGTAGTTAGTGGCGTGTTTTACATAGACGGAGCTTCTAATCCAACCCTGACTTTTGACAGAGGTAATACATACATCTTTGATCAGTCTGATAGCAGTAACTCTGGTCATCCATTAGCTTTTAGAGATAGCTCTGACAATAGTTATACAACAGGAGTTACTGTTACAGGAACAGCAGGGAATGCTGGCGCACAAGTTCAAATAGATGTTGCTAGTAATGCGCCTTCTTCTTTGAAGTATTATTGTACTGTTCACGGAAACGGAATGGGCAATACAATATCTGTTGTAAACTCTAATCTTGCTACCGTTGCTTCAAACATTACGAATGTAAATAATGTTGGTAGTAACATAGCAAATGTAAATGCCCTTGCTGCGACTGATGTCTTAGCAGATATGGCGGCACTGAATAACACAGATGTTCTTGCTGATATGGCCGCTTTAAACAATACAGATGTTTTAGCGGATATGGCTGCATTAGGTGAGTCTGCGGTTGTAGCTGATATGGCCGCATTGAATACGACTGACGTACTAGCTGACATGGCTGCATTGAATGATACGACAGTGTTAGCAAATATGGCTTTGCTAGGCACATCAGATGCAGTAGCAGATATGGCGTTACTTGGCACTGCTGATGCTGTTGCTGATATGAACACTTTAGCAACCTCTGACGTTGTTGCCGACATGAATACTTTGGCAGACGTTGCCGCAGACATAACTACACTTGCACATATTGAAGACGGAACTGACGCAACAGATGCTATTCAGACCGTTGCTTCTATGAGTGGTCAAGTAACTAGCTTTGCTCAAAAGTATCGCATTGGTTCTAGTGACCCCACGTCAGATAACGATGAAGGGGATTTATTTTACAACACCACTTCTAATGAACTCAAAGTTTATAGCAATACCGCATGGGTAAAAGTTGGCAACGATGTCAATGTTATGGACAGATATGAGTTTGTAGCTAGTTCGGGCCAAACAATATTTACTGGTACAGATGCTAATAATAACACCCTTGCCATTAATACATCTTCTTATTTTGTTACTATTAACGGCGGCATGATTGAATCCACTGATATTAATTCTGTAACAACCACAGCACTTACGCTAACCAGTGATGCTGCCGCAGAAGTAGGGGATTATGTTACAGTTACTAGCTTTAATAAGTTTGCCCCAACAAACGCTTTGACCAATGATGGTACAGCACAAAGCAAATCTGGAAATCTTACAATAAGCGGAGGTGCGCTTTTTAATGTAGATGGAAGTCAAGGTACTGCTCCAGGAATTAATGGTCATGCGGCTGTAATAAACAGAGGCTTGGCTATAACAAAAAGAGGTTCAGACGGAAATCCTGATACTAGCAATGCTTATGGCACTTATGCTCAAAACCCCCAAGAATATAACCTTTACATTGAAAGCACCGATAGCTTTGCTGGCGGTATAGCCATGAGAGGCAAACATGCACAGCTTGCTTTAAACAGTGAAGATAGTCATTGGGGATTCCACTTTGGTGGAAACACCACTAAAAATGTAACTGTTTCTAGACATGGAATATCTTTTAACAATAGCTTGAATTACACTACAACACCTACAGCGGCTAACTCCATGAACCATTACGAACAGGGAACATGGACTCCGATTTTAGCAGATGCCGCTAGTTCTGGTAATGAAATCACCCCAAGCGTTGATAGTGCTACATTCACAAGAATAGGAAATGTTGTTCACTTAGCTTTTTCAGATCAGAATGTTGGAATTAGCCCTACTTCTGGAACATACAGCAATTTAGATTCGGGCAATGATGTATTTATAAAAGGGCTACCCTACTCCTTAAATCATAGATTTACAGGCGCTATAACTGGGGAGTTTAGCTATACAACTGGTGAAAGTCCTGTTGTATATGGTGAAACAGGTAACTCATATTTAAAGATTGCTCTTATGCAAAATAATAATAGCGCTCTTGATTTTGTAGTTTTTGGCGGTATGAGCGCATATTCAGGTTTTCACTTTCAAATAACATATTTTACGGATGATGCGTAATGGCAAATTCCAGAAGCAGGGAAGCGATTCTTGCTAGAAACAAGATTGACGTAACTACGACTAGAGTTAAAGCAATCCCTCAGCTAAGTAGACAGTATCATACCAACAATGAAAATGGTTTAAATAGACCAACTCATGTAAGCCAACATTATACTGGTGGCACTACACAATTACTTTCTGCTGGGTGGCAAATATTTGTTCCGTTTTTTGCGTCAACCAAAGAAAACAAATACTTTGAAACCGAAAATTATGGTGTATCTGGAGTTGCTTTTCAATCTCAAGCTAACTACTCAAATAGAGATTTTGGATTAGCTGCATACAGTATTGATGAAAAAGGTATGCCAAAAGATAGGAAGTGGACACAAGTTGTAAATTTAGCTTCAATTTCTAGCAGTTCATCAGATCAAATATTAAGTTTTGGGGGAACAAACAGAACCGTACCTTCAGGTAAATGGTATTATTTAGGTTTTGGCGTTAACTTTCTTTTCCAGTTAAGGCTATATGATGTAAGCGCAAATTATGCAGCAGCAGCAAATGATAGTTTCTTTGTTGTTCAAAATAGTTTTGGCTTATCACTAAATAATATAAGTTTGCTTTACAGACCGGATTCAACTCAAATTTCAAATACAGGTTGGGATGGAACTGTGTTCCCAACTAGTTTTGACCCAAGTGTTAATTCTGATATAAGTTATGATTACTTTAGCACAGCTGAGGTTTCTGCGCCGATGTTGTCTGTTACACAATACCCAACTGGAGATCAAGATTATATAGCGGATATATATACGGTATGACTAGATCAAGAAGCAGACAGCATGTTTATGACGGTAATCATAGGGACCGCAGTATTTTTAGAAACATTGTTTTTGACAGTGTTCTTTCTTCATCAACTGCTCCTGGCTATATAATGGCTGGCAATCCTAAAGGTAATAACGTTACTTCTCAGAGTCCTAATTATAGACAGCTTCACATGACATGCGTTTACATTCCTTCGCTAAGTCATAGTAAACATGGAACTGCGTCAGATGTTGTTATTGATGGATTTGCTGTAAAAACAAGCTCATCTCAATCAACAACTGGAAATTACACTATTGGCATGGGGCTTTGGAATGTTGATGAACACGGGCTTCCGTCATCTCTTGTTTCGTGGGGAAAAACAAATAGCCAGACTCTTTCAACAAACACTGTTTACACAATTAGCCCATCAACAGGAAACAATGTAACAACTATAAAAGGAAACAAATGGTATTGGCTGGGATATAAAGGTGGTGGAAGTGATTCTTCAAATTACAACAGCGCAGTATCTTTAGAGAGTACATCACGTCTTTTATATGGCGCTTCATGGCATCGTGATGAATGGTTTCCTAGTTTAGATGCTTTAGAATTAGGTAGTTGTGTTTACTGGACCGGATATCCCGACCTTTGGGAAAGCCCATCAGACTTTCCTTATACTTCAGGATGGAATACAGGTTTTCCTTTTGGTGATAGTCTTCATGCACATAGCAGTCAGTACAGACATCGTGACCATATTGGTAACGATAGTATGGGTACAGACAACACCCAACTGTATTTATCGGCTGTTGTTATAAACTCTCAGTATAGAATACGAAATCTGTGAGGTAAAAATGGCGTACACTATATCCAATAGAGACAAGAAATTGAAATCAAGAAGCAGATTAAGAGCTGCTCAAGTAAATAGATATGTTGGAAATACTGCACAGCATACAAAATGTCATGCTATAAACAACAGTAATAATAAAATGCACACCCATCCACATAGAGGGTATTATATATCTACTGGCACTGTCTCTGGAAGATATCTATACTTTCAACCAATGTTATTTGAAGGTTATCCAGATGACACCAGTAGTGCTTATGACTACGAATATATAACTGATGCAGACCGTAGCTGGAATCGTGAATTTACTAAAGTAAACAGCGGTTGGTCGCAAAGGGTATATTATATTTATCTAAGAATGGGAACAACTGGTTCTGATAATGTAGGGAAAAAATTATTTGCTGGTGTTTATAGACCTAACAAGTATGGAATGCCCGGAGATTGCCTTGCTATGCGTAATATCCAGCCAGGCTCTTGGGGTAATTATACTAATATAGCTATCCAGCTAATAAACTTTGCTGCTCCTCTTATACAATATCAAAATAGAAGTGATGTTGAAGCTGGTGATCTTGGATACCCTCAAGGTTATGTTGCACAAGGGTATGGTTTAAATGAAACAACGAATGACAGAAACTTTACACATAACCAATGGCGTTCGCCTAAAATTGGTTCTGGAGCAGGCACTCATTATCATAACACTGTAGATGGCGTTACAGAAGATGGGCAAGAAGGTGGTTTAAGTGAGCATGATTCTACCCATCTTTATGCACCTTTTTATTGGATTGCTTTAGGATGTGACCAAGGCGATCATGCTTCAAATAATAACATTTCTACTTTCAGAACCTATACAAGCTACAGAGGAAGAACAGACTTTAACACTAACATTTTGCCAGCAAGTAGACTTCAAGAGTCTAATGGGAATATGGACCAGCTTATGTTTGATAGGCAGCTTTCAGATGGGACATTTTGCAGAATGGATGTGCCAACTTTTGATCCAGAAAGCTCTTACTTTATAAATCCTGTTCAGGGAGATGCTACTCCATTCAAACACAGATGGAATAGTAATCATAGTAACTACAAAATGTTTTTTGCGGCAAAAACAGGCGAATCAGGCAACGTTTATAGATAGGTGACAAAATGACTTTAAGAGATACTTATATAACCATAAATGAAGACGGAACAGAGTCTGTTACATATCAAAATTGGGATTGGGAAAAAATAAAATTGCATAGAGAAAAAGGCTTGGCTCTTTCTGATTTTACTATGTTACATGATATTTTTAATAATTTGACGTCTGAGCAACAAACTCAAGTAATTAATTTTAGACAGGCTCTTAGAGATATTACTGAGACATATACAAATGCTGAGGATGTTGAGTGGCCCGATGTTCCTGATTGTTTGATGGACCGTCAAATGGTTATAGATAATTTAAATGGTTAAGGGAGTCAAAAATTTTAGCTGAATTAGCTGCCGCAAATGCGGCCTTTAGTATTATTAAAAAGGCTGTGCAAAACACAGGTGATTTGGCTAAAGCTGGTAAAGCCATCTCTGATTTTGTTATTGCAAAAGAAGAGCTGCAACGTAAGGGAAACAAGAAGAAAAAAGATGGAGTAAATTCTTCTGACTTAGAAGAGTTTATGGCTTTAGAAAAAATTAAACAGCATGAAGAAGAATTAAAGCAATTTATGATTTACTGCGGTAGGCCCGGTCTTTGGCATGACTGGCAAAAATTTCAAGCACAAGCAAGAAAAGAAAGACGGGTTCAAGAAGAGCTTGCAAGACGAAGAAGAGCAGAGTTAGCAGAAGTTATAGGTTTAGGCGCAGTAGGTTTATTAATAGCAACTATGGTGCTTGGTTTAATAGCTTGGGTTCTTTGGCTTAAAGGATGGTTCGAATGAGTGCAGAAGATGTAGCTCGTAAAATGTTAGAGCTAAAAATACTTCCTAGATTTATGATGTTATGCATGACAGGTGTATACATACGCTGTATTGAATGGGCATTATCACAGCCAGATTTAACAACTCAGCAGGCTTCGCTAATATCTGTGGTCACTGGTGCAATGACAGGCAGTCTGGCTGTCTGGCTTGGGAGTGAGAAATGATACAGCTACTGGGTATTGCTGGCAGTCTTGCTAAAACATTCTTAGAAGGCAAGGTTGAGAAAGAAAAAGCCAAAGCAGAAGTTATGAAGACTGCGGCTCAACATGATAGTAAATGGGAACTAATCATGGCTGAGTCTACAAAGGGAAGCTGGAAAGATGAGGCAGTCACGATTGTCGTACTAGTGCCTGTGATAATGTGCTTCATTCCTGGCACTGAAGAACTTGTAAAGTCTGGATTTGACAGACTTAACGAGCTGCCTGACTGGTATCAGTATCTACTTTACCTTGTTTGTAGTGCTGCGCTTGGCATTAAAGGTTTGGATAGACTTCTTCGCAAGTGAACGCATCATTAACGTAGAACGTGTTTGTTTAGTTGCTACGGCTGCTGCTCTGTTAAATAGTTTCTCACGTTTCTCAGCTAAATATTCAGCAAATTCATCTGGAGTCATTGACAAAATGTCTTCATTGTCATTAATCTGAGTCATGGCTGCCCTCATCGGCGGTTGTATGGGAAGAGGAGAAGGGGTGTGCTTCAAACACTTCTTCTCCACCCCCTGTTAAAATATCTTCTATAATAAAGATAAGCATCTGCGCTACAGAAGATTTATTCTGACTGTCCCCATATCCCCAAATAAGGAAGTTAGTATGTCCTCTGTCGTCATTTACAATAGTGACAGATATCTTTACTGCATCTTCAGTTACTTGTCTTACGTTAATAAACATCTGACGGTAAGAAGTAAATATACCAGCCCCTGTTATCCAGAGGCAGTTGTCTTCAGCTATGCATTGTGGTGAGAATATCTGTGCCTTTTTTGCAAGAAGACTTTGCAGACCTCTATCGTGTAGGCATTCATTTGTCATCTCGGTAACGGACTTTCTGGATTTCTCGTCCTTCTGAATAATTTTCATAAGGCTTCTTGAGGTTCTGCCAACCGACACCGTAATAGCATCGGTCGCAGAATCTGTCTCCTGCGGCTGTTACAGTAAAACTATCTAGCTGACAGTTAAACATTTTGCCGCACTCACGGCAACGTGCAAATATATGGTTACGTTGCTTTGAGTTTGTTTTTCGCTTTCTTGAACTCATCAGTTACCTTGTTTCTTACAACCTTGCCCAAAGTAGAGATAGCGTTTGAATGCTTACGCCATGCTTTGTCAATCTCTTCGATGGACTTAGCTTTTGTAAAGTCTTCGATGATAATAGAGCCATCCTCTTCATCCAAGTCTAAAGGCAAATCCTCACCAGCATAGACATTGAGGCCAAGACCGTGGAACGCAATAGCTTTGACCAAGCAGCGTTGCAGTGCTTTGTTTACTGCCATACCATCTGGATGTTGGATAGATTGGTTCTTGAAATCCATTACTGGCATAATCTCTGAATGAGCAATACCTTCGATAGTAACAGTGACAGCAACGTATGTATGACCTTTAGTATCACGCATAAATGGTAGTGGGTTGTCTTGATTGTCACGGAAGATATGCTTCTCGAACGTAGCAGTGGGATACTTCTCCTTGACATAAGCCCAAGCCCATGCCCATGAGAGGTAGTCAAACTTACCCTTCTTTTCTATTTGTGCTGATACATCAAACTTAGATAGCGTTGACCATACATTACTCATCATTCTTCTCCTTTGGTGCAATGTGTGTGCATGTCAGTGTGCCAGCACGAGAACGTGTGACACGAATCTTGTGGCCTTTGAGATTACCGCCAATGTCGTAGTCCATACGCCGGCATTTCTCAGGCATTCTAGACTTAAATGCATTTTTGGCTTGGTCACTAAACGAAACAGCTTCTTTTGCTTCTATAATAGATGCAGAAAGTATACGCATACTAGAGTCTACTTCTTCAGACCAATCAGGTAAGTCACGCATATTCATAACAAACATGTCTGAATACTCTACAGGAGGCAGTGCTAGTGGAGTTTGTTCAGTTCGATTCTGATACATGTCCCAGAATTTTTTGCATTGCTCAACGTAATCATCTTGCCAAGCATGGTCAGCTTTGATCAGACGCCATTCTAGACGGCAGCGTACACCGAATAGAGCCACAAGATAGCAGAGGTTGTTATTAGCCACGAGCATATGGTGCTGACATTGTGGCGCATATAGTTCACATAGTTCGTCCATGTCCTTAAACCCAAAATGAGTTTTAATTTCCACAGGAATAAGAGAACCAGTAATACAAGCATCAAAGGTAGAATGCAGAGGGATAGTGCCAATAAGAGTAGTTTTCCCAGCCCCGACCATGCAAACATTTGCGGCCTCCTGTTCTTCCCATTTCTTTAGAATGAAACTTTCCATGTGAGAACCAGCATCCATCATAAGCTGGACTTGCTTGCTTGGCCTCCATGTTTCTTCGCCACGTTTCTGTGCGGCTAGTGTCTGCCATTCGTCAATGTCACCAGAGGCGATGACTTTGGCATCAGATGAGCCGATATAGGTGGCTCGTTCCTTTAGCTGTGCTTCTGTTAACATGGTGCTTGCTCCTCACGTTTGTCCATCTCACGGTTGTAACACTCGCATTCACCATTTTTAACTTGGCTATAATCACAATCACTGTCGCAGTCATGCCACAGTAAACTAGGATTGTTTTCTTTTTCCTCAGACATATTTGTCTCCTTAGTAATCGGCTTGCTTATATAAGTCAGGCCCGCATTCTTCGGCTTGTTGATCCGCCCATGCATCTTCGACTGCATCACGGAATTTGTAGGGATTGAAGTTTGTGTTGGCATGTCTCCTTACTTTAGTAATGAATAATTCCTTGTTTTCTACAAGGGGTGATATCTCGGCGGCAAGCCACCGATAGTCTTTTCGGGTAAGTGCCATGTGTCTCCTCCTTGCATGACAATTCACATTAACATATTATTGGCTTGAATAACAGGTGAAGTGAATGAGCGAATCAGAATTTACCTCCGACTTAATCAAGCAGTTCCAGTTGAGGCGTTATCAACTTGGCTTGACCCAGCCCGATGTTGACCAAAAGATTGGAGTCGCAACGGGACTCTGTGCCAAATGGGAAATGGGTAATAGAAAGCCAACATTGTTTAATGCATACTGCTGGGCAGAAGCCCTTGGATGCGAGATTAAGCTGGAGGCGAAACATGATATGCGGGATTGACCCTGGACTTACAGGAGGCATAGCGTTTCTACACAACGATGTTGTATTGGCGATACGAACACCTGTCATTAAAGTTCAGAAAAAAAATTATCTCAATGTAGGTGAGATTGTGTCACTGCTAATGAAGCATGA